TTAAACCAAGAATAAATTTTCCGAAGAACAGGTAAATCGTAGTTAATAATGTTATGACCAACAATGACATCAGCCGTACTGAGCCAATGTAAAGCTTCCGTGATTGGTCCGCTTTGATCACCTTGATTATTAAATACGAAGGTTTCCTCTTTCGTATTGTCATATATGGCGATGCAATGTATCTCAGAAACGTCATGTAATAATCCGTTAGTTTCGCAGTCAAACACGAGCATTTGCTTTTCCGACATAAGTTTTGTCCTTAAACTTTGCTTTTTTAACTGCTTGTTTACTAGGTGGATTTGGTTTTTTTAGTTCAGTCTCAAAAGTCTGTCGTGGGACTGAAAATTGTGTTCGTAGTTTCATTAAATTTACAGGTAGTTTTATCGTATTTCAGTTCAGCAGCTACACCTGTTTCTCCTGAGTATCTATTTTTTAAAACTCTTAAAATTGAAACATCATCGGGATTTTGCTGATCTCGTTCTAAAGCAATGACGGTATCAGATAATTGAGAAATAGAGGCTGAACCTCTTAACATTCCAATTGAAACTTTATGTCCGTCTTCTATTGCTTTATCTCCTTGTGCTCTTCTTAAATGAGAAACTAAAAATAATTTAATTCCTGTACGTTCAACCAGACTTCTTAAATCAGTCATGGTTTTGTCTATAGTTCTTCTCTCGTCCATACTGCCATCTAGTCCGGATAATAATATAGATAAATGATCGAGAAAAATTACTTTTATATCTAAACCCAGAGCCATATATTCGATACGACTGTAGATAATATCCGAAGATAAACTACCAAAATGGTCGTATAAATAAAGGTTCCAACCAGCGATAGTGGAATCATATGCTTCTTTAAGAGTGGTGTATTCGTGTTCGCCAAGATGTAATGCTTGACCAGTAGCTACAGACATAAGTCCTAAAGCTGTTCGCCTGTTAGATTCCTCTAATGCGATATAACCTACCTTTTCTCCTTGACTAAGTAGCTCTGTTGCTAGTTGTCTACAAAAAGTAGACTTACCTTGACCTGTCCCTGCCGTTATCGTAGTGAGTTCTCCAAAGCGTATGCCGTGGGTCATAGATTGCAGTCCAGGAAAGGGATATTCGTGATTACATGGTGGGCTAGGAGTAGTTACTGCTTCTAATAAAGATTTCGCACTGACAATGCCATCAGGTTCATAAGGTTTCGCATCCCAGATAGCACGGCGTATAGCGTCCGCATCATTATTCTGTAGAGCATCACTGGCATCCTTGTAATCATCCGCCAAGTGAGCAATTTTAACTGTCCCTTGCGGTAAGACAGCAGCCACTTGCTCTGTCGCTCTTTTGCCTGCTTCATCTTTATCAAAGAATAAGATGATTTCCTTATAGCCTTGTAAAAAAGGTATTTGTTTTTGAATGTCTTTTTTGGCTGACGCTGCCCCATGTGGTAGTGATACCATCGGCCAGTTTTCCATCGCCTGATAGCAGCTTGCAGCATCTAGTTCACCTTCAGTAATAACAATACGTTTGCCAGTATTAGGAAAGAGGTGCTGACCAAATAAGGTGTCAGTGGAAACTCCTTCATATTTAAAATTTTTTAATTTGTCTTTTGTTTTGAATCCTTTAAGACGTCCAGAGCTGTCAAAATAAGGGAATCGTAAGTGTGTCGAATCTCGGTAGATTTTGTATTTTTCACAGGTTTGTTCGCTAAGTCCTCGTTTTTGCAGCCTTTGGGCTGATCCTTTGAAATTAACATTTGTTTGCATGGGTAATTTTTTTTCTTGTCCATCCCCAGCTGTTCTAGTTTGACAACTAAAACAAAAAGTATGCCCATCTGTATATACTGCTAGTGCATCAGATGAGCCACAGTCTGGACATGGTTGATGTTGTATAAATTCGCTTTCAGTCATGTCAGCCAATCAATAGGTATGGCGTGAAAGGCACACCATCTAATTCCATATCTTTTGCACCATTGTGCATAAGTTGTCTTTGATTTTTTACTAATTTTTTTATAGGGGTCTTGAAAGACCATTCTTAAATCAATTTGTGGATTATCTGCTATTACTTGTCGTACTTTTCTTCTGTCTTCAGATCGCCAAAAACCTTTAGTTTCTAGACAAGTGCCATTAGGTAAAACAAAGTCAGGTGTGTATTTATGAGCGATAGTATAAGAAAAACTTGTACCTTCATATTCATAATCAACACCTAACTCGCATAAAAGATCAGAGACTTTTTCCTCTAATCCTGATTTAAACATTATGTGTTATTGTATGTATAGATAAGACAGACATTATGACTCGTATTATTTATGACTATGGTGGTAACTCTCCAGCTGTAGCTTTAACTCAATCTGATGTAGATCAAATTAAAGCTAAATTAAAAACAATTAATGTTGGAGAATTTTCTAAATCATTAGGTGTTGGAAGAACACATTTATATGCATTACTTACACAACCAAAGATTGAGTTACTTAGATTTGCTCAAATATGTAAAGCTTTAAATCTACAGTTATTAAGTCAAAAAGATATTGATGAGTTTTTAATGTCTATCAAAATCAGAATTAGTTAGAAGTCGTCTTCTTCTACTGAAGCTGGAGTTGTATCAGGAGTAACGTTTGGTTCATCAGCTTTATAACCTGATGTCTTGCCAAATAACTCAGCTACACCATCTTCATCCAAGTCACCAGTGTCGACACCAGCTCCGGTTTGGACTGAGATAACTTGAACGCCCGATAGCTTAAGAGAAGTACCGTAGGTAACGCCATCACGAAGTATATAAGGCTTTTGAATAAAACCAAGCTTAACCTTTGACCCTTCATATACCGGTGTATCTATATTTGTTATTGGTGTTCCTTCTGTATCTACAACAGGAGGTCTCTTATCTTCAGCCCATGAGAATTTAATTATATATTCTCCTTCAGCTACCTCTTCCCATGGTGTTGGTTTTAGCGTAGCTCTTTTAGGGTTTTTTAATTTAGATTCTGCCCATTTAAGACAATCATCTCTTTCAGTCTCAAGTTCATTAATTAATTCAGTACCGACTAATGCCTTTAATGAATAACCAAATTTACTTGGTTTTAGTACAGCCTGATAACCGTTTAGTGTGACTGGTTCAGGTGTTATGTGTATGTTTCTTGCCATTAACAGAAAAAATAAGTGGAATCAATTACGGTTTCCGGTTTAAGGTTGCCAATAATCGGTGGTTCAGACTCAGCTCCAATAGCTTGGGCAAAGTCTTTTAAAAAGTCATGCTCTGCAAAGAGATGCATGTAAGTGTCCCGTACTAATGTGGACAGGTGAGACATATCAGTAGCTCTACATAGAACTGAGTCATGTATAAGACTTATAGGTGCATTAAACTTAGTAGCACTTAGATGTAATAAGCTTGCATCTAATGAATGAATAAGGTTAGGTGCAGTAGCATTTTTATGATGCCTTAGATCTACGCCCTTCTCTCCATCCAAGACCTTAACTCGACAACGACCTAATAGTTTTAACTCAACTATTTTGTGAGTCATCTTCATTAATCGTTGAGTAACTCTAAATCCTGATGGTGTTACCCATATAAGTTCTTGTGCTCCTCTTTTTATAGCCTTAGATACTTCTGTCTCAATCCAACGCATAACCTTCATAGGTCCTGGTACGACTAGCTCCATGGCATCTCGTACCGCTTGAACTATTTGTGTTAGTTCATCTTTATCAATATCAATATCAATATCATCAAATGCATCTCTTATATACTGCCTATTACTAAAAGGTTTAGCATTGTAGGGTATAGTCATCACGCACCTTTTGGTTTTCTTTCTATCCCAATGAGGGCGAAGTCTTTGTGGTATTTGTGATCGACTTTGATCTGCTATTACTTGATATGCATCTTGAGGTTTATCACTTGGTACAACATTGACCAAGCATGCTGTGGACTTATCTCTAGCTAGTCCGGCTAATATCTGTAGCCCTGAACATGTAGCATCGGTTGCCACGGGTAGCCCTGTTGTTGTCCTTGTTTTAGCTAAGACAACAGCATAGTATTCCTCACAAGCTGCAAGAAATTGAAAAGGTTCATCAGCTCCTTCCCAGTCTCCTATGTTTCCTATAGGGTCTATAGCTACTCTAGTTATTAACTGTATATTTTCAGCTTTAGTTACCCACTCTAACCTGTCTCCCAACGTAGCTTTATCTAGACCATAAGTCGTAGCTACTTGAAAGGCTAACCATTTGACACCATCCTCAGTTATAGGTGCTTCTTCAGCAAACTTAATTAAACTTTTTCCAAAGTCTGTATCTTGTGGTGTTAAAAAGCTAGGTATAGGGTAAGCACGTCCGCGATAATCAAATGACCAAGGTATATAGTACTCTTTATCTTCAAACTCTCTGACACAATTCATTGTCATTCTAGTTCTACAAGATATACGCCATTCGTTAGCATTTTTATTTCTAGCTATCGCTTTCTCTTTTCTCCATGCCCTTCTCACTTCGTCATCATCCATATTAGGAGGTTGAGGTGGGTCGGGATGATTCATAACAGGACGAAATTTACCTACTTCAATTTCTCTATTTTCTAGTACCTTCGCAATCTCTACAATAAAGGGATTGAGTCGGTATTTTACCTTCTGTATTTGGTTCAAAAATTGATAAGGTATTTCTCCCTGTACACATAGGGGTACTCCCCTACGAACCATGTCATGGCAACGTGTTAAGTCGTTTAAATAATATCCTCCTTCATGCATTGGTGACCAGTCTCTTGGTTCTATTAACATCGGCCAAGCTAATGGGCTAAATAATTCAGCTAATCTTATAATTTCTTCCTTGTTTTTAAGAAATTTTTCTGTTGGAATTAAAAATTGCTGTTTTTTATTACGATGCATATATACATTACGTTCAAACCAACCTGATGATGCCAATAAACAATCTAAAAACCATGTACCGACCTTGATTTTTTCAATTCTGTTCCATGTTTTCCATTGATCTATCTCATGCTTTGACATAAGAGTCTGCATTGACTTTCTTTTGTACTCTGTACCCTTAGCTTGATGCCAGTAATTCTTCTTTAATGTCTCAAAAAGCCCTGGTGCACTGGATTCATAGTATCTCATTTGGGATTCAGCTTCTAATGCTGAACCAATAGCTTGAACTACATTTACAACTTTACTGTTCTCCTTCCTTGGACTAAATATTTTATCAAAGGTTAGTTTTGTAGTAATAGCTGCCTGTGATTCTGTATCGATATCAAATATATATGGCAGTAGCTGTATCAAATGACCAGCTCCTCCTACTGATACCTTCTTCCTTGCCTCTTTCTTTTCATCTATAAACTCTATTAGATATGGCAAGAGAGTCTCTATAGATGCCGAACCGAAGACTGTGGCTGAAGCATAATCCTTTTCCAATAACTTTTTAGTATTGTGTTGGATACGTTCTAAACCTCCTTTAATCTGTCTACGTTCAAATCTTTCTTGCTTTTCTAAATCAGCTGTTGTGGGCATTGTTTAGTGTGATAAAAGTGCGCTAGATATAAGTTGGATATTTGTCCTAATGTGGACAAGTCATAAATTAAGAAAGGGACTGGGTTTTTACCCAATCCCTAAAAGTACTGTACGCTAGTGTATTTAATTATTGGTTAGATTTTAAGTCCGGCGCGTCTACCAATTCCGCCACACTCCCAAGGGTTTTGGACGTATTGATTATAACAAACGCGCTTAACATAACATAAAACCGTCATAAAAATACTGATTTAACGACAGCGGTGGACACGCTAGATATTGTTAATATCATGCTGTTTACCTTCATCGGTAGCATGACCATATCCTAGGGTTGTCGCTATGTTTGCATGACCCATCATCTCCATGAGATTTCTAGGTTTTGTACCAGCTGCGAAATGCCATGTACCAAATGAATGGCGTAGGCTGTGGAAACAATATCCGTCCTCGCTGGCAAGGTTAATTGGATATCTGTTTATTACCTTTTTAA